AGGAATATGGACGATCAGGAAGCGGAAGCACTAAAGGCGGCTGGTGTAGTTGTTAGGGGTTACGACAGGGATGGTGACGGTGTGAATGTTATCGCACAACGGAAGTTTGTAACCAAGTTCCCTGATTTTCCAGTGCTTGATCGTGAGGGTAACACAACCTCCAAGCATATTCCATTTGGTTCCAAGGTTAAAATCTTGTGGACTGAAGGACCATCCCATCCAGTTCATGGTGTGTCCACCTATATCAAGAAGGTGAAGGTACTTGAGTTGGCTGATCGTGACATGGGGGATGATAACGAAGAGGATTTCTAATGGCATTTAATAACACTGACTCAGTTGTTATTGGCCGTGTACCCTGCCCTGAGTGTCGTTCTCAGGGTGGGGATTCACGGGGAGATAATCTAGTTCAATACGATGACGGTCATGCATACTGCTACAGTTGTGGGTATCTTGAACGTAATCATGAAGCAAAGGTTGTACCGTTGAAAGCGCATCGAAAGAGTTTTGAAATGTCTGGTAGTTATTCATCAATCAAGGATCGGAAAATTTCCCAATCCATCACACAAAAGTTTAACGTAACCGTCGAGTATGATGATAACGGGAATGTAGTTAAACATAACTATCCCTATCAGGACAAGACAACAGGGGATATTGTCGGTAAGAAAGTACGTGTTGTTGATGATAAACAATTCTTTGTGTCAGGCACACTGGAAAACACTGGCTTGTTTGGACAGAATGTGTGGCGAGAAGGAGGTAAGTACGTTACCGTAACGGAGGGTGAGCTAGATGCGCTTGCCGTTGCGGAAATGTTTGACGGCAAGTGGCCTGTCGTATCACTCAAGACAGGATCAGGTGGTGCCAAGCGTGACATTCAGGCATCACTTGAGTGGCTGGAAACATTTGATAATGTTATTCTATGTTTTGATATGGATGAGCCAGGAAAGAAAGCGGCAGCGGAAGTGCTACCCCTGTTCTCATACAACAAAGTTAAGACTGTATCCCTACCGTGTAAGGATGCTGGTGAAATGTTGGAACAGGGGAAAGTCAAGGAGTTTATATCGGAGTGGTGGAACGCTAAACCATATCGTCCAGAGGGTATCATAAATGGTGCTGACTTGTACGATGAGATCATTAACTTTGATCCACCCGTATCCATACCCTATCCCTGGGAATGTTTAAATGAATTGACTATGGGGTTCAGGCCACAGGAATTAGTCACGCTAACATCGGGATCAGGCATGGGTAAATCTTCTGTGGTGCGTGAACTATGCCACTACCTCATCGGTAGCACTACGGACAACATCGGGATCATGGGTCTTGAGGAAGCTAACTCTGTTTCCGGTAAGGGGTTAATGTCCATTGAAGCTAGTATTCCACTACATGAATTACGTACCAACAAAGCTATACCCAAAGAGGATAGAGACAGATGGTTTCAGGCTACGCTAGGCACTGAACGGTTCTACTTTATGAACCACTTTGGTTCAACATCGGAGGGTGATCTACTCTCTAAGCTACGGTATATGATTAAGGGCATGGAGTGTAAGTGGGTTGTGATTGACCACCTAAGTATCATCGTGTCGGATCAGGATAACAACGATGAACGTAAGGCTATTGATTCCATCATGACCAAACTACGCACCATCGTACAGGAAACAGGAGTGGGTATGTTTCTTGTGTCACACCTGAAACGTCCAGATGGTAAGGCACATGAAGATGGTGGACAAATATCTCTAGCACAACTACGAGGGTCAGCATCTATCGCACAGTTAAGTGATATTGTGATAGGGCTAGAGCGTAATCAACAACATGAAGATGCACAGGAGCGGAATACAACCACTGTACGGGTTCTTAAGAATAGGTTTACAGGGTTGACAGGTCCAGCGTGTTACCTATACTATGATCCTCTAACTGGAAGACTAACACAAATATCTAATCCACATGGAGTAGGTGAAGATGGGGAGTTCTGATAGAAGATGGTATCTTAGACAGAATAGTAGCGGCGCATACAACAGGGAAAAATATCTAATGGCTAGAACAGGTATGACTTGTGAGTGTTGTGGTGAGACATTTCCAAGAGAGTTACTTGAGTTTCACCATCCACCGGACGTTAAAAAAACAATGAGTTTACGGATGCGCGCTTGGCGTGGGGTTCACGGACCTAAACAGGAAACACTTGACGAGGCAGACCAGTGTGTTATACTATGTAGTAACTGTCATAGATTAGAACACGTAGCATTAAAGAGAGGTGAGAGTTTAGTCCATGACCCGTCAGCTTATCGTAGATATAGAAACCACAGAGTTACCCGTTACGAAAGTCTGGATGATTGGCTCACTCAACGAAGCAGGAGAGGTACGCAACTTTCACTATCCTTTTAATGTTGAGGAGATACAGGAATGGTTCGATCAATACGATCATATTATAGGTCACAACATAATAGATTTCGATGCAGTGTACTTGGAAAATATTGTCGGCGTATCATTGGCTGGTTCAAAGGTTATAGATACGTTGATCCTGTCAAGACTAGACAACCCCCAACGTGAAGGAGGACATTCATTAAAATCCTGGGGTAAACGAATAGGTTTATACAAGGGGGAACACAATGACTTTACAAAGTATAGTAAAGAAATGGAAGAGTATTGTATACAAGACCTCAAGATTACACAGAAAGTTTTTGAAATACTGTCAAGTAATCTACAAAGTTTTGGAGATACGAGTATTGATCTTGAGAGTAAAGTTCAATCTATTATTACGAGACAAGTTCAACATGGGTGGTTACTAGATACTACTAAATGTTGGGAGTTAGTTGGAAAACTAAAGGAAAGAAAGATAGAAATAGAAGAGGAAGTTCATGATAAGTTTATCCCTTTGGCATCCTTTGTCAAGGAAGTTACACCGAAATACAAAAAGAACAAGGAGTTGTCTAATGTTGGTCTTAAGTTTCTTGGGTCTAGTTGGGAATGTGTTGTTGGTCCTTTTTCTCATATAGAATTTACTGAATTTAATTTAGGTTCCCGTAAACAAATCGCTAAGTATCTACAATACTTTGGTTGGAAACCTAAAAAATACACAGAGAAAGGGCATCCGATTGTTGATGAGAAAATACTAAGTGCTGTTAAAAATATTCCTGAAGCACAACTAATAGCGGAATATCTTTTAATTCAAAAACGAATAGCACAGGTAACATCATGGATCGAAGCTAGGAATGAACAGGATGGTAGAGTACATGGGTACGTAAATACAATAGGAGCTATTACGGGACGCATGACACACAATAGTCCAAACCTAGCCCAAGTTCCTTCATCCTATTCACCCTATGGTGCAGAGTGTCGGCAATGCTGGACTGTACCAAGTGGATACAAACTGGTAGGTGTAGACGCATCAGGTTTGGAACTAAGAATGTTAGCACACTACATGAATGACAAGGAGTATACAGATGAAATCATCAACGGAGATGTACACACGGCAAACCAGAAAGCTGCTGGACTTGCAACAAGAGACTCTGCTAAAACTTTTATCTATGCTTTCCTCTACGGAGCAGGAGATGGAAAGATTGGCTCCATCGTCGGTGGTACTGCTTCAGATGGAGCAAGACTTAAAGCATTATTTCTCAAGAACACACCAGCTATTAGACATCTACGAGAAAGAGTTAGTCGAGCCTCTATTCGGGGCTACCTCAAAGGAATAGATGGTAGGAAGTTAATCATACGGAGTGAACATGCTGCACTGAATACACTACTACAGTCGGCTGGTGCAATCATAATGAAAAAAGCCTTGACACTTTTGGACAACCATGCTACTATAAGTAATATACAGTATCAGTTTGTCGGTAATATTCATGATGAGTTTCAGATTGAAGTAGTGGAAAAGGATGCTAAGAAACTAGGCTGGTTAGCTGTAGAGTGTATCAAGGCAGCGGGTCTTGAGTTTAATTTAAACTGTCCTCTTGATGGGGAATACAAGGTAGGTAATTCATGGGTGGAAACACATTAAAAACATTAGTCCCTGACATATACAAACTTCTCCAAAGCAAACGAGCATCGGAAGATGTAGATGTTGAGAGTGAGATTGAGAAGTTTGGTGAGTCAGTTAAGTCCTTGATGCGTAAGGAGTTTCTTCCTCATGAGTATGATCGTCGTAAGCTGCGTCTGTCCGGTATAGGTAAGGCTGATCTTGTTCAGTGGTATTCCTACAAAAGATTTCCAGGCGAGAAGATTAAACCACATACGTTAGTTAAGTTTCTATATGGTCATCTTATTGAGGAAATGATTTTATTCCTAGTCCGTATGGCTGGACATAAAGTTACAGATGAACAGAAAGCCTGTGAAGTTAACGGTGTTAAAGGTCATATGGATTGTAAGATTGATGACATTACAGTTGATGTTAAGTCCACTAGTAGCTATGGTTTTAAAAAGTTTAAAGATGGGAGCCTTGCGCTAGACGATCCTTTTGGTTATGTCGATCAGTTAAAAGCGTATGCCCATTCTGAGGGGGAACGTAAGTGGGCATGGTTAGCTATGGACAAACAGAACGGACATCTATGTGTGCTTGAGTATGATCTTGACGATACGGAACACCCAATGTATGAGCATTACAGTGGTGATATTGAGGAGCGTGTCGAGCATATCAAGGACACGGTGCGTAGTGATATACGTCCTGATTTATGTGCTGACCCTGTACCAGATGGTCAGTCAGGAAATTTAAAGTTAGCTACAATGTGTTCCTACTGTCAGTACAAGAAGCACTGCTATCCTGATCTACGTGTGTTTGCCTACTCAACAGGCCCACGTTTTTTAACGACAATTAAAAACTATCCCCGTGTACCGGAAATAAAAGGAGATAACTATGATAGAATTTAAAGCTGTAAGCACACCTAGACATGACAGGTTTGAAGAGACAATTACAAACCTTTTAAATGAGGGATGGGAATTACATGGTAGTCCCTTTGTATCTCAAAGCGGGGCTATGACACAGTCGTTGACCCGTACTGTAAAAACTCCTAACCCTGTTAAATTGAAAAAATAGATACTCTTGTGGTTAAGTATCGAAATAAGTTTGAAGAAAAAGCAGCGTATATTTTAGGAAACTACTGTGAGTATGAGCCAGATCGTTATCCTTATGTGGTACACCGTCATTATATACCTGACTTTGTAGGGCAGCGTAAAGGTGTTACTCTTCTTATTGAGTGTAAAGGATTTTTTAGAGTTGGAGATACTAAAAAATATACATCAATCAGAGATTCATTAGAGGAAGATAAAGAGTTAGTGTTCGTTTTACACAATCCTAATAAACGGATAAGAAAGGGAGCTAAAATGAATATGTCTGAATGGTGTGAAAAGGAAGGTATCCGGTGGTTTACACTGGATAATATTAAAGATGCCTTTAAGCGATAAAGATTTTATAGAGAGAATAGCCTGTCTTTCTGATCCTCCACTTTTGTGTGAGCTTCTGGATATATCATCGGAAGATTTACTGGAAGCATTTGAGGATAGGATAGAGGATAGAAAAAATATTCTCAGAGAAATCTTTGATGTTGACACAGACGAATATATATTGTATGATGGGTAGTATAATGGATGATGACAACACGTTTACAATTCTAGCGCCAGATACAGTTGTTTCCCGTATGGAGGAGGTACGATTGATTGCTAAAGATTTAACAGATGAGAACCTAAAGCAAGCGATACTACTACGGGCAGCGGAGATTTTATTAGAGAGTTGCGTCCGTCAAAACGTAAGCCCAATAACTAATCTAACAACGGTGAATTAGAATGCAACATACGCACGTATCCAGAGAACAAAAAGTAGCCAGGTTTCACAGAGCAATGGGTTTAGATATTGACAGTGAGCCACGGGTATCTTTATTAGACTTACGAAAGAAATTAATTGTAGAGGAAACTAGTGAAGTTTGTGAAGCTATTTGTATTCTGGAAATGGAACTGGAAAGGGGAAAGAAAGGTTCTTTAAATCAGTGGGCGCATTTGATGAAGGAGTTGTGCGATTTACAGTATGTTCTTAGTGGCACTATCGTTAGTCTCCATCCCTTTTATGGTAGTTTTAGTCCCGCTTTTAATAGGGTCCATTATTCTAATATGTCTAAACTTGATAACGAGGGTAAACCAATATATGATAGCAATGGTAAGGTGCTTAAAGGGCCGAATTACAAACCTCCTGACCTTACTGATTTAGTGGAAGGGGTATACGTATGACAAAAGTTTTACTATTAATCGTAACGATAATGTTACCGGATGGTAATTTATATACTAAAGTTTACCAAGCACCACCAGAGGAAACTATGGAGAACTGTCAGAAAATTGTACTACCTAGTGCCGTGGCTAAGATGAAATCTCAACCTCATGTTACTCAAGCTAGTGGCGTATGTTTTGAAGTTGACATTAATTTAGGAGAACGTGTAGATGTATGGACCCCAAGTACAAGCCTGTGATACCCTTCACTCTGAGAAGTATCGACTACCTAATGAGTCATTCGATGAGGCGTGTTACCGACAGTCGGCAGCTATGTCCGACAATGAGGATCACCGTACCTATCTGAAACATCTGTTCCTAGACCAACGGTTTATGCCAGCGGGTAGGGTTCAGTCAGCAATGGGAAGTCCAAGGGATGTTACTGCATATAACTGTTTTGTTTCAGGAACGATTGAAGACTCTATGGAAAGCATCATGCAACGTGCTACGGAAGCCGCTGAAACGATGCGGAGAGGCGGTGGAATTGGCTATGATTTTAGCCGCATACGTCCTAATGGGGACAGGATTGTTAGCCTTGATAGTTCCGCTAGTGGGCCTGTATCTTTTATGCGTATATTTGATGCGGTTTGTAGAACGATAGTCTCTGCCGGTCATAGACGGGGAGCGATGATGGCTGTACTACGTGTAGACCATCCAGACATTGAAGAGTTTATTAGGGCTAAACGTAATGAGGGTGAACTAACTAACTTCAATATCTCTGTTGGTGTGACTGATGAGTTTATGCGTTGCGTTGAAAAGGGAAAACCTTTTGATCTAACCTTTGAGGGACGTGTGTATCGACAGATAGATGCTGTTGCTTTATGGGATGAGATCATGCGTAGTACGTGGGATTGGGCAGAGCCGGGTGTATTGTTCCTTGACCAGATTAATTCAGACAACCCACTACACTACTGTGAAACCATAGAGGCTACGAATCCCTGTGGTGAACAACCTCTACCACCTTTCGGTGCTTGTCTACTAGGATCATTCAATCTAGTCAAGTACGTTAAGAATGGAAAGTTT